ATCTGCATTATCTAATTATAAAACAGTTTTAGGATAATAAACACTTCGAATCTTGCTTAGATAGCGATATATTGAAGTCCTAGACTATAATAACTTTGCTAGATCTTTGTATTTATTTGCAAATCTAAATAAGTATTTAAAAATTCTATCTTATTATCCTATTGGATTCTAACCATGTATTAAATTGATTAAATCTTTTAATTATCCGCATATATCTCGTTCTTATGCATTCATTGCACTACTCCATGGTTTTGGAAAAAATTTATTTCCAAACTATCTTGATAAAATCTGGCCTTAACACAATTTATTCTGCTGATTCAAATAATAATACGTTTTAATAAAGAAAACTTAATCAAAACTGATTTGTTAACTTTTTGGATTAAATTTAATCCCAAATTTAGCACCTTCCTCAGAAATACGATCTAAAATTTATTCCTTCTAATCCAAAATTTACTATTTTGATTTCACCTTCGAGATTGCTATAATATCGTCACCTTAAGTCCATTAATATGTAGGCTTGAGTCCAATTTTAGATAGTAGATAATAGCATTAAATATATTCAATATAACTATCAATAAAATTAGTTAATTTCCAACCTGATAAAACACCTTTTCTATATTAGTTAGTCTAAGCTGCATTGAAATCAGTTTTACGTAACGTAATCTTACACTCTTTTATTCCATATATTATATTATCTAAATCACGTATTAGACTACTTCTAATGCTATCATTTAACTCATTCTTACTTATAATCTCTTATAACCACATTAGAAATTCTGGAACTATACTTTAATTTTAATCAAATGCACTTTGATCCAAAGGAATAAATGCATAATAATATTCTTAGTTAGCTTACTGATTCCAAATCATGCACTACTTATAGATTTATGCTTATTCATTTAGTGCATCTTTAGATAAAAAAGCCTACGCAAATGAGTTTTAAAAATATTATTATAACCATACATATAATGGTGTCATCTAAACAAAAGAATTATAATCTGTGTTTACAAATATTCGACTCTTAGATAATTCCCATTTACTTACAACATCTGCTTAATACTCATATTTAGTCTTTAAAATCTATGTTATATTATAATTAGCGCCCTCATCTTATTTAAGTAACAAATTGGTTTTCGATAACTTACCTGCACCAACAATTTTTTCTTAACTAACTCCATCTGCCTTAAAGAAAGCTACCTTACCATAGACTTTAGAGTATGTTTTACCTAAATGCATTGACTAGCTAATATCATATAACTAGCTAATTGAATAATCCACAACAGCTGATGATGGAGGATTGATATACCATTCTTACGCTTGTTTTAAGTTAGTGTAGTCACTAAAATTATGCCCAAATTAATTTTATAAATCAGTAATAAAAGGAGCTAATCCAGGTTAGACTTCTTGATCTAAAGGCTATTACAGATTTAATGCGATCTATTTTTTAAGTAAAGGTTTATAAATTTCCTAAAAAGCCAAATCAATATGATCTTCATCTATTTTAAATTTTTACAAATATACTTTAAGTTTATTTGGTTATTTATAGCCTATTAAATATAGATTTAAACAACTAAGATCAATCCATTAATCAACCTTACCTTATGGTTCTTTACGTTTATATATTGAACTACTAACTAAAACTTTTAAATTCATCAATTCAATTGGAATCTTCATCCAGTCATTAAGTATAGAATTTATCATTACAGATGCTTTTATTTTAATCTCTTCAGTATACCCTAAATAACTCATTGACAATTATACCTTTTATAATTAGGTTTTGAATCTAAATGATGCTAAATCCTTACAATCAGTTGATGAATACATCTTCTGTATACTTTAAAATAAAATTGGGCCATATTCATAAACTGCAAAATTATTTTCTTCTGATGATTATTATAATATACTTTTATTATTATATAGTATCATAGGTTTATAGTCAACCACTTAAATTATATCTACTAACCATTAGCACCATGAATCCTAATTTACTTAAAATAACTAATTA